AGAATTGATGTTGTAACTCTGTTCCACCTTGTGGTTTCATGTTTTTGTTTTACTAAAAATTGGAAGATCAGGCACTTGTACCTCAACGTCAGTAGCTAAGTCTTCTTTAGGATGTTCTTTTAGAAAAGCTGCTTCCGTCTCGTATCTTTCACCTGTTTTAATACTTCTGTAGATAGTTTTAGTCTCACATTTAATTTTATGATAAACGGTCATAATAGTTTAGTATACTAAACTAACGTCCTTGTCCACGATACTTTTTACGAGCGGGTTTTCTTTTACTATAACTTTTTGCGTGTTGACCAGGACGTTTTTTTGGGGTTCGTTTGTGGTAATTGTTTACCCCAAACATTGGTTTCTTTTTAGCCATTTTCCTGCGATCTATCTATTTGTGCATAAGTAATGGCACCTTGAATTTTATTACTTCCTGTCCCTGCTTGAACTGTAATTGCATCACCAGCTTCTAAATTTAAAGTTTGCGGTGTAGCGTTAACTTGTGTTTTAGCTGCAACTTCATCTCTAAAAAATTCGTATTCAGCGCTTGAATCAGATGAGTCTACTAAATTCATATTAACTAAAATAGCAGATGATGCATCATTATTTACACAGTAAACGCTTTTAACAATAATAGTTGCACTCGTAGGACACGTTAGCACCGTTGTCTTTCCTGTACCAGCTTGTTTATATCCTTGATTTTTATATTGTATTGTCATGATAAAAAGTAGTTAAAAGCATTAAGATCATTTTTAATATCATTCTCATATGAAAAGTTCAACTGAGACTGTAAGGTTCTCAAAGCTTGTTGAATTTGTCTTTGACCCTCTTCACTATAATTAGGTTTTGGTTCAGGTATTTGTATTGTTATTTTTGCCATTATCTTCTTCCATCGACTCTTACATCAAATCTAAAAGTTCCGTATCTCCAACTCTCGTCAACATTTTCGTTCTCAATCTGCACGGCTGCTAATCTAGCTCTCGCTCTTGTGTCAACTTTAGTAGTGCTGGAGCTTACGGTAAAAGGCCCCAACGGACTAGATGCTGCTGTTGAACCTTGTGGAAATGAATTTAAAAATAGTGTTACTTTTGCATTACCACTTATTCTTTTAAAGTCAGGTAAAAATCTTCTTACACTTAAAAGAAACTCACCATCTCCTGGTACGCCAGCATTACCGTTTAAGTCAAATTCACCAGATTTTATAAAAGAAGTTATAGCAGTTTGTGTCCCATCGCCATTAGCTTGGTTTATTCCAACTTCGTGAGCATAGTAAATAGATGCTCCGTTCGATACACCACTAACTACAGGAAATGTAGGAGTGTTGTTTGCGTTATAATCAGTTGCGTAAGGGACATCATAAACTGTCGATCCTACCCATGTGGATCTGTCTAGTGTTCCTGTTGTCCAAACGTTTTCATCATAATTATATGTTACGACTCTGTTTATTTGTTCAGATCCCGATGTAGGATAAAACCAATTTATTTCAGAGTATAACTCATTGATACCACCAAACACAATTTGACCAGCACTGTAATTTATGCCTGGATTATTTCCTTGTGAAGTAAAAACAAAATCTTCTACTAAACATGGCAAGGATTTTACTGTTCCATCGTAAACATAGAAACCACCAGTTTTTCCCATCCAAAACACGGCACCATTCGCAAACATCCCTGCATGTTGCCCTAGTAGTCCATTGTTTGACCCCACTTTCCTAATAGAAAAGGTAAATGGTGGGCCAACAAACTGCACCTCGTAGGCAGCAGTATCTGTTAAAACTAAAATATAATCTTTTCCTTTAAAAGCACCAATAATTTGCGTTCCATCATCTAACCTAAATGTTCCTGCGGTGTTCGTTGAGGTTGGTTCATAAACATCTTTTTGTTCTTGATTAGAAAATCTAATAAACATTTTATCTTGTGAAGTAGGCGTTCCTATGGTCGTCTCAGTGCCTAAGTGAAATAGATGCCTATCTCTATCTGAAACAATCGTCATCACGGATGCAGTAGGCATACCAGTTCCAATAGTAGCTCGAGTAGATAAAGCATTTGTTAATGATGCATCCCAAGTAAAAGTTTCACCGTTGTGAACAGTTGCTATTAAAATGTTACCAAAATTATCTAGAGACCAATTTCCAGGATCAATTGTTACGGTGCTTGTCGTTGAAGCGTCACCCCAGCCAATATAATCTGTGATATTTGTTACGGTAGATCCATCAGTGTGATCGGCAGCTGTGGTGCCGTTTTGAGCTCTCGTTAAAGTTTGTAAGGTGTTAGAAGATTTAGATGCATAAGCAATATCCTCTGATCCTATTCTTATAACTCCTGAGTTAGGAAAGTTGGTTGCATCTGTTAAAATTACTTGAGCTGTAGTTCCTGCTAACAAAGTTCCGCCATTGTTCATCGTTGTCGTTGTCTGTGCCACTGTTCGGCCACCCCAAAGGTATGTTCCCCAACCGTAACCTGAAGTTTGAACTATAGGTCCAACTGTTACGTATGGACGAACATCTAGAGTTCCATCATTAGTAACACCTGATTTTATCTCTGTTGCAGGCATAGTGATTGTAAATGTAGATATGCTTGGCACTGATTGTACTTCAAATAATTTATCATCAAAATCCGATGGTACATAATTAGTGTTAGCAGTAGTGAAAGAACCTGCATTTGCAAAAGTTACAATGTCTCCAACCAACAAGTTATGTGCTCCAGTTGTAGTGATTGTAACTGTAGCTGATCCGTTGGTCGTTGATATGTCTGCGCCTGTAGAAAAATTGTCTTGATCTAACGGAGTAATATCATAAAAGGCACCGTCAAAATAAATTACTAAAACTTTGTTTGTTCCTATGGCAGCATATCTTTTTCCATCAGTGTTTGCCCAAACGTGTTGTGCTCGAGCTGCACCAACTAATTCTTTGTTTACTAATGCTGACCAACCACCTATCTTTTCAGGTTCTCCGTATCTAAATCTTACATTGTCACCATCTACCCAACGGCCTTCTGCATCAGAAGGTGTAGATTGTTTATCGAATCCTGGAGCTATCTTAACTTTTGCTAGAGTCATATTAGGAGTATATCATTAGTGAGGATATTTATAAACATCCTAGCAACTTGTAAATTTAGTTCATTCTTCCTTTATACCAAGCGGGTAATCCTAAATGTTGTCTTTTATCAAACATGTTTTCATCAACTTTTTTAGAAACTTGATTGTAATGTAAAAAAACCTGACCACAATCCACCCCTTGAAACTCATCTCTCCAATGTTCTAAATCACAACCTGAATATATTAACATGTCGCCTGGTTTTAAATTTATTCTTACTCCTTTATCGTTTGTAGGATTATACTTTTGAGTGCCATATTTACCTCCAATTGGTCCACTCACAAAACCTGCTTTTGGATTAGGATTTAAAAAAATTGGCCAAGGATCTCCACCAAGATTTAAAGTAGTAGATATCTCACAACTAGCTCTGTCTTTATGTCTATGTAATACATCACCTGTTTTGTATATTCGTGCATAAGAGTAAGTTGGAATTAATTTTAATCCTGTGTGTTTTTCCATAGCTGGTTGTACTTTCAATAGTAGTGTTTCCATAGCTACATCTGAATAATGAGAATAAGTATTTGGGACTTGCTCGTCCTCCCATGTACCCCATTCTTCTGAAAACTGTGAAATAAACTTTGTATCTCTCATCGTTCTTGCTACTCTTCTTTTCATTAAAAAATAATTATAAACAAATAAAGCAAGATCCTGTGATATTGCATTTTTTAAAACTGTATATTTTTTCTTTTTAAAACTCATACTAATCCTTTTTAGTTATTGTAAAAGCCACAGTCAATCTAGGCACATTAGTTTTATTATAAGGAACATAATGTTCTAAGTCACAAGGAAAAAATAAAATGTCTCCTTGTCTAATCTTAGGCGACTCAATTTTTTCATCTGTAAAATGAGTTACCGAATGACTCTTAGCATCATATAATAAATAATGCACAGCAGTCAAACCACCGTTACCTTCATGAATATGTGGTTCTTGGTATTGGTTACTTTTGTAATAGCTATACCAAATATCACTTAAATGATAATTTTTAATATTATATTTTTTACAAACCTCTTGAGATAATTCTTCATATTTTTTACGTAAAAATAAATAGTCTATAAAATATACATCTTCATCATTATCGTGTATGACATGACAATCACAATTCCACCTATTTCTATTTGGATACATAGAATAATTTTTTTCTATGTTCTTAATGTTATCTTTTACAAAATTGTTAGTCCAACTTAAATTTTTTTTATAAAAAATATTATCTAAGTTCATTTTGGTTTATTACTTACTTTCTTAGATATAGCTGTTTCTACAGCTTTAATGTTAAAGTGAATAAATCTAAATGGCTCTAGACCTGGATCTAAAGCAAATTCATGTGGGACATATCCTGGAAATATTATCATAGTGCCTGGTTTTGGTTTGTAATGAACTTGACTTGTTCCCATAGAAAGATCTTCTATATTTTTCAAAGG